CACGATGTTGTTGGAATTTACCATCACTTTGACCGTACAACTAAAAAACTGACAGATTGCTTTAGTCCACGTTATTCCTTATAACCTTTACAGGAGGATAGATGAATAACATTAGTACATTAAGATTATTGAGAAGACATATGAAAAAATGGAAATTATCTTATTAAGAATTACTGTAAATGTGATAAAAGAAGATGGCAGAACCCTATCGTATGGGTTGATAATAGAACCGGCATCAATTTTAATCCGTACGAAAAAAAGGAAGTAAAAACTAATCCAGAAAACTCTCAATATAGGGATATTTGGAGAGTCTTGTAGAAGACCTACAACACTCAGACTTTTAGAAAGGAGGAGCAAATGAAAGTATCAGTAACAAAATTATTCGAGTTTGAAGCCTGCCATCATCTCCCTAACTACGATGGAGCCTGTAGAAACCTACATGGACATTCCTATAAGTTAGAAGTAGAGGTGAAGGGAGAAGTAGATGTGGAGTCAGGAATGGTGATGGACTTCAGTGAACTGAAGAGCGTCGTCAAGGAATTAGTAATAGATGAATACGACCACGCTAATCTAAACGATTTCTTTGACATGCCAACAGCAGAGAATATGGTAGTTAAAATATTTGATGACTTGGGGCATGCCTTAGATGGAATAGATGATGTGGTAAGAGTAAGACTTTATGAAACATCAACCTCATACGCGGAGGTAAAGCATGAAAGTGAATGAGATATTTACTTCAATAGACGGAGAGGTTAATAGGTGGGGACAGGGAGTTCCTACTACTTTCATCAGACTTCAAGGTTGCAATTTTAGATGTTCTTATTGTGATACAACGTCAGCTAAAATTGCATACGAAGATGATGAGTTTCCTGACACTCCTATCGCGGGCATTATTGATACAGTACTAGAAATAGGATGCCGGAAGATAACTATTACTGGTGGAGAGCCTTTAATGCAACCAGAGATATGGGCTCTAATAGACTCTCTACTATATAAAAAGTTTCTGGTATCAGTAGAAACTAATGGTTCTTATCGTATAATGTCAAATTTCTTAAACAGGAAGAATTTGAATTGGGTGGTAGATTATAAATGGGAAAGTAGTAAACAGATGAGAGTTGAATATACTACTCTATCCAAAACAGACTGGATTAAGTTCTTGGTAAGTGAAGATAATGTAATGGGTATTTTTAGTAAGATAAAAGAAATGAGAAAGGAGGGAGTGTATGCGAGAATAGCTGTTAGCGCAGTAGGTTTAGAGCATAAAGAATTAATGAGTAGACTCATTAAGGAAAAGATGTTTGATGTTAGTTTGAATGTGCAGTTGCATAAATTAATCAATGTGGCATAACCTTTAACCAAAAGGAGAAAAAGATGAGCGTAACAAGAGAAGATTTAGAAAGGGCTGTAGATGAGTTGAATGATAAGATTTGCGACCCACCTATAAAGAAGAAAAATGAGGAGAAGATGAAGAAGAAGATTCTCATTGCCGCAAAGTTGATAGAGAAAGAGGATAACATCTCCAAAGAAACTATGGTAGTCATCAAAACTCTGAAAGGAAGCAAACCATCTAAGAAGGAGAAGGAAGCAAAAAAGGAAACCAAAACCAATGGAAAGACTAAATCGTCAGCAAAGAAGAAAGCAAAAGGAGAGTTGTCAAATAAGGCGATAATCTGGAAAGAATGGACTAAGAAGAAAGAGAAAGTGTCAGCAGAAGATTTGGAGAAGTTAATAAATAGTCAAGTCAAGTTAACTACTATCAAGAGTTGGATAGGTATGTGGAAGCGGGGAGCAGGTCTTCCTGGGATAGCAAATAGCTAGGAGATAAATCTATGAAAAGAAAAAATAGAAACAAACACCGGGTCAGAGATGAAGTGAGAAAGAACCGGGAAGAAGGGATTAGGGAGTTCGTTTGTAACGATAACGAGCGCCCTATCCTCACCTCAGTATGGTTGCCTTCAAAAGAGCAGATATCAGAGGTAGCTCACACCCCTTTCTATAAGGCGGTTAAGTTCACTGGCAGAACTTTCCCTCATGTCATCAGGAAACTAGTTCTCTTATATTCCGATGAAGGGGGATTAGTGTACGACCCAATGCTAGGGAGCGGTACTACTCTATATGAAGGTCAAAAACTGAACAGAGTAGTAATGGGAAGTGATTTGAATAAGAACACTGTTGAGAATTTTAAAGAGAGATGGAAGAAGTACAATAGGAAAGAACCCCTCCCGAAGGTTAGGAAGGCAGACGCTTCCAGACTAATTCATCTGGACTCGGATAGTGTTGATTTAATCATCATGTCCTTCCCATGGTTCACTTCATGGAAGTTTGGAGAGAATAAAAAGACTACAAGTATGGAGAATAATGAGAATATGAAGTCTTTTATGAAGCAGTCTCTCCTAATATATAAGGAATGTAGAAGGGTTCTTAAAGTAGGAGGGTATGTCTGCAACATCTTAGGGAATACTTATATCAAAGGAGAGTATTATCCTATAACTATGAAGATGACCAGAGTGATTGAGAGAGCAGACTTATCTCCTCACTATCAGTTCTGGAACTTGAGAGTAGATAGTGATGTTATAAAAGAACCGTGGAGTAGAAGTGGACTGGATATAAACATCAAGAAAGCTGATAACGGGGTGGGTTGGGATATCCATGAGGACATTATAATAGCGAGGAAGGTAGATGCTTAAAATAGCCTTCATAGCATGTTCAAAAACCAAGGAGAGTTTTTCTTGCGAAGTTAGACAATTATATCAAGGGGCTTTATTCAAGAAAGCTCTAGAGTATTGCTCTAGGCACTATGATGAAGTTTATGTCTTATCTGCCAAACATGGTCTCCTAGAACTCAGTGATATAATAGCTCCCTATGAAGAAACTCTGAATACGAAGACCAGAGAAGAAAGAATGGAGTGGACTGAGAAAGTAAAGGAGCAGTTAAGAGACAAAAGTATTAATGGACGATTAACTTTTTTTACTGGAGAAAACTACCATGAGTTTTTTGTAGGGGAGAAACCTCTACAAGGGATATCTATGGGGAGTCAATTAAAATGGTTCAATGAAAAATTAAAAGAGAAAGGGTTTTTTGATGACTAAAGCTCTAGTACTATTATCAGGAGGACAAGACTCCACTACCTGCTTATATTGGGCTCTCCGTAAAACTGACGGGTTTACAAAGGTTGAATCTATTAGCTTTGATTACGGACAAAAACACAAAATAGAAATTCAGAAAGCGGAAATTATAGCTCGCAAAGCAGGAGTGGAGTGGACTTTATTGAAAGCCCCTGAGATGTATGGAACAAGCCCTCTGGTAAATCAAGAAAATATTGTAGGCACTTATAAAAGTGTAGAGGATTTACCAGAGGGCATAGAACCGACCTTTGTACCTGCTAGAAATATTCTATTCCTTACAATGGCGGCTAACTTTGCCTTGAGTAAAGATATTTATAATATAGTAACAGGAGTCTGTCAAGTCGATTATGGGGGATACCCAGACTGCAGGGCTGGGTTCATCTCCTCTATGCAGAAAACTCTCAATATAGGGATATTTGGAGAGTCTTCAAGAATAATAATACATACCCCACTGATGTATCTAACAAAGAAGGAAACAGTTACTCTGGCTGATGAATTATATTGTATTAAAGCTTTGGCAGATACTCATACTTGTTACGATGGTCAGAGTCCTCCCTGTGGTAAATGTCATTCCTGTTTATTAAGGGCGAGAGGATTTGAGGAAGCAGGAATAGAAGACCCTTTAATGAAAGGAGAATAAATGTACTATACTGCTATAGAATTCGAGTTTGATGTTCACGAGCTGGCAAAACAAATACCCATTGAGATTTATACTCACATCTATGGGGTCCCAAGAGGAGGAATCCCATTAGCAGTAGCTCTAAGTCAGAAGCTGGGTATCCCTTTAACTGAGAATTCAGATATATATGGGAGCAAAAAGAAAGTTCTAGTTGTTGATGATGTTATTGACTCAGGTAATACAAGATGGAAATATAAAGACTATGACTTCGCTTGTTTACATATAAAAGAAAAAGTGCGGGGAAGGTTTACTGAAAGACTTTTGAATGGTAAACTAACAGGGAAATCTTATATAGCTAATGAAGAAGAAACTAATGAATGGATTCATTATTGGTGGGAAGGGAAAGAACAGCCTGCAGAGGATGCGGTAATCAGGATAATTCAAGCGATAGGAGATGACCCAAATAGAGAAGGTATGTTGGATACCCCAAAGAGAGTTATCAAGAGTTGGGGAGAATTATTCTGTGGGTATGGTAAGAATCCAAAAGAGATATTCACTCAATTCTCCTCAGATGGTTACGATGAATTAGTCTTGCTCAAGGATATAGAGTTCTATTCATTTTGTGAACATCATATGTTACCATTCTTTGGTAAGGCTCATGTGGCTTATATACCTGAGAAGAAGGTAGTGGGGATATCAAAGTTGGCAAGACTGTTAGACATTCATTCTAGGAAGTTCCAGATACAGGAAAGGATAGGGGAACTGGTAACAAGAGATATTATAAAACATTTGGGTGCTCAGGGAGCGGCTTGTATAATAGAAGCTCAGCATCTATGTATGAAGATGAGAGGAGTAGGGAAGCAGCATTCTATTATGACTACCTCAAGTATGAAGGGAGCTTTCTTAGAGAAGCCTGCGGCGAGGGCTGAGTTAATGGCATTGATAAAATGAAAATGAAAATTTATATGGCTGGAACTCCAGGTACTAGAGAGAGAGAGAGAAGAAATGGAAGAGGATAATCGTGAGAAGGCTGTTAAGTTACTGGGATATTAGGCAAGAGCAATTTGGAGTTAAGGAAGCTTTTATGTTATGGATTAAAAGGGAATGAAGATATATATAGCAGGAGATGGACATGATATGGGAACTGACTTCATGAGGAGAGAAGAAATAAAAAGATTCCTTCTATGTTACCATAATATTTTCAGGAAAAGGTTTGGATTGATTAGAAAGTTAAACAAAAGCTTAGAAGCGGGAGAGAAAAATGTCAAGTAAAAAAATAGAATTATTTCTAGACTCTGGAGCCTATTCAGCATGGACTCAGGGAACAGAAATAGACATTAACGATTATATTAAATTCATCAAGAAGTATAAGAAGTATCTGAATGTTTATGCTAACCTTGACGTGATAGGAGACCCTGTTGCTACTCTAAAGAATCAGGAGAAGATGGAGAAAGCAGGACTCAAACCTCTACCTTGTTTTCATTATAAAGAAGATGAGAAGTTCCTAAAGTATTATATTAAGAAGTACGACTACATAGCTCTAGGAGGCATGGTAGGGACTCATAAGAAACAGCTGGATAAATGGCTCAATGAAACGTTTGGAGATTTTATTTGTGATGAGGTTGGGTATCCAAAAGCCAAAGTTCATGGATTTGGCTTGACTTCTCTTGACCTTATGCTGAAATATCCATGGTACTCAGTAGATAGTACTTCATGGGTAGTCAATGCCAGAATGGGAAGCATAATAATTCCTAAGTATAAAAAAGGAGAGTATAGATATGAAGTCCTTCCTCATAAAGTATCTGTGAGTCTATTATCTCCTGACCAGAAAACCAAGAACCACATCAACGCCTTTCCTCCTGAAGTAAAGAAAACCCTTCTGAAGTATATAGAAGAGAAGGGATATGAGTTAGGAGAGTCAAAGTTCAGAACAGAGAGTCCTGATTACGAACTAAAGGAGAATGAGAAGTGGGCTGAGAAGAAGGTGAAGGGGATGGAGAAGAGGAGAGTGGAGGAACAGATAGTAATAGGACTTAGTAATGACTATAAATTGAGAGACGAGTTCAATATTATTTACTTTAATGACTTAGAGGAATTCTTTCCTGAGTATCCTAGAAAGTTTGAACCTAGGGAGAGGCGAATAGGGTTTGGATTATGAGAATATATTTGGCGACTTGGTTATTTGAGAAGGAACAGCAAAGAGCATTAGCGACTATTAAACATAAACCTAGACTAATCTCCTACTACCATACTAAGGAAGCTAAGATAGGAATTAAGAAGTACTTTAAAAATGAAGATGTATATAAGCAAGCTCAGCGCCGGGAAATGAAGAAAACTGTACTGGTAGAATAAGAAGAAGTCTGTTATCTTACTATCATATAACCACTATTGCGTTTGGAAACCACTTAGTTTTTAAATATATTATAAGGAGGAAAAAAGATGAAAAGAGAAGAGGTATTAAACATTCTGAAAGCAGTAAAGCCCGCTCTAGCAAATAAAGAAATAATAGAGCACACTACCAGTTTTATATTCCAGAACAATTCTGTATTTACATACAATGACGAAGTGATGATTTCTCACCCCATTAACATTCCCATAAAGGGAGCGGTACCTGCGAAGGAGTTGTATAGTCTACTAAGTAATCTACAAACCAATAAGATTAAGATTAAGCAGACAGAGAATGAAGTCTCAATAGAAGGGGACAATTTTAAGGCGGGCATCTCCCTCTCATCAGAAGCCTCCTTACCTGTCAAGGATATCAAGATGACTGATGAATGGACGAAACTACCTAAGGGATTTTGCGAAGGAGTGGGGTTCTGTTTATTCTCTGCCGGATTAGATTATAGCAATCCAGTTCTCACTCATATTCATGTAGACAATAAGTTCATAGAGTCCTGCGATAACTTCAGATTAACAAGATATAAAGTCAAGGATTCTAAAACCAGTATGTTAGTTCCTGTATCAGCAGCAAAGGAGTTAATCAAATACTCTCCCACTCATTATCAGAAAACCAAAGGGTGGGTTCATTGTAAGAATAAGGAGGGAGTGATTTTCTCTTTCAGAACTCATACCAGTAAGTATCCTGACACCTCTGCTATATTAGAAATGAAGAAGCCAGTGGATATTAAATTCCCTTCTACTTTATTATCTTCTCTGGTCAATGCTGAGACAGTTTGTAAGGAGGAGTTGAGTGGAGATAAGTTTGTTAAAGTGAAGTTGAAAGGGAAAGAGATGAGAGTAAAGGGTAAGGGAGATGTGGGTTGGTATAAAGAGTCCTTTGAATTGAAGAAAACTTATAAAGAAGGAGCGGAGTTTGAGATTAGTTCTAAATCATTCAGAGACATATTGACCCGCTTAAAGAAAGCTTCTCTATCCAAAACTAAGATGAAGTTTGAAGGGGATAACTTTACTCATGTTGTTATATTGAAAGGATAATATGGAAGGTTTCTTTGATAAAGAAGAAGTGGAGGATAAGAGCTCCAATTGTATGAAGTGCAAACTATTCAAGACTTGTCTCTCTCCTAAAATGAAAGTAACAGGGAAGGGAAAGAAAGAAATCTTAGTAGTAGCAGAAGCTCCCGGTAAGACTGAAGATGAGAGAGGGGAGCAATTAATAGGAGAAGCTGGTAGAGTATTGAGAGAAGTGTTAGAAGGATTGGGGATTGATTTAGATAGGGATTGTTGGAAGACTAACGCCGTATGTTGCCGTCCCCCAAATAATAAAACTCCTTCTAAATTACAAATCAAATGTTGCAACCCAAGACTAGAGAAAGTCCTGAAGAAGAAAAAGCCTAAGTTGATTATACTATTAGGAGGAGTAGCAGTGGAGAGTTTCATAGGGAATAGATTATCAGAGGCGGCAGGTGGGATAAATAAATGGAGAGGGTTTGTGGTGCCAGACCAGAGATATAAAGCATGGATGGTTTCTACCTTCCACCCAAGTTACCTACTAAGAAATCGAGGAGAGGTCATCATAGAAAACTTATTCAGGAGAGATATTAAAAAAGGGCTGAAGATGTTGAAGAAGAAAGTTCCAAGACATGGATATTATAAAATAGATATTGTAGAAACTAAACGAGCTTATCATTTATTGAGGGGAATTAAAGAAGGAGAACTGTTAGCATTTGATTATGAGACTACAGGACTGAAACCCTATAAGAAAGGACATGAGATAGTTTGTTGTGGAATAAGTTTGGGAGAGAATAAAACTTTTGTTTTTGATTTACGAGGAGTATGGAAAGAATGGAAAGAGGTGCTCAAGAATAAAAAGATTAAAAAGACTGCTCAGAATATTAAGTTTGAACATCAATGGAGTAGGAATATATTAGGAGTAAAAACTAGAGGTTGGGTCTGGGATACTATGCAAGCCTCCCACATATTAGACAATCGTAGAGGGATAACAGGATTGAAATTTCAATCTTACATTAACTTTGGACAAGAGGACTATTCAAGACATCTGGATAAGTATTTAAAATGTGATGATGGAAAAGGATTCAATAATATCAAAGAGGCAAATGTAGATGAAGTGATGAAGTATTGTGGGATGGATGCTATCTTAGAGTATAAATTAGCGAAAAAGCAGATGGAGGAATTGAGATGAAAAAGAGTCATAGAATTTGGAATAAGAACAATCCTAATAATAAAGTAAAAAAGGGAGAAGTTATTCATCACAAAGACGGAAATCATAATAACGATGCTCCAGAAAATCAACAGAAGATGACTTTAAAAAGACATACCAGTTTACATCATAAAGGGAAAGTGCCCAGTAATAAGGGAGTTCCTATGTCAGAAGAGCAGAAAAGAAAAATAGCAACGAGCCATTTAGGACAGAAGCGTTCTAAAGAAGCTAGGAGGAATATGTCGTTAGCTAAAAAAGGAAAAGAGTTTACTGAAAAGCACAAAAAGAATTTATCTAAAGCTAGGCAAGGTAGAATAGTAACAGAAGAGACCAAAAAGAAACTTTCTATATCAGCAAAACAATATTGGAGAAAGAGGAGGGTGGCTTAGTGAATGCCTCTGCTTATCGTTTGATGCACGAGGGAACTTTAGCGTTTGCTGATATGGAGAACAATGGTATCAAGATAGATGTCCCATATTACAAGAGACAAAAGAAGATGATAAAGGAACAGATATCATTACTGGTATTAGAATTGGATAGAACTGAGGAAGTAAAGACATGGCGGAAGGTATATAAAGAGAAGTTCAATATAGATTCCAATGACCAGTTGAAGAAGATTCTATTTAATCATTTGAAAATAGAACCACCTACTTTGACAGCTAAAGGAAATCCATCTGTCAATGCTGAAACTCTTCATCTTATAGACTCCCCCATTACAAAGCCTCTTATTATGTTGAGACAGTTGAAGAAGATGAGTAGTACTTATATTAAAAACATATTGAAGGAATCAGTCAAGGGATTTCTCCATCCGGTATTCAATCTACATATCCCAACTACGTATAGGTCTAGTTCTGACTCTCCTAACTTTCAGAACCTGCCTATCAGAGACCCTTTTATGGGTAAGATTATCAGACAGGGGTTTATTCCTAGAGAGGGAGGAATGATAGGGGGATTAGATTACTCAGGAATAGAACTATCAATGGCTGGTTGTAATAGTAGAGACCCTGTACTGATAGATAACTTCACTACCATACATAAAACTCAAGCCGCCAAATGTTATGCTCTACCAGAGGAACAGGTAACAAAAGATGTGAGGTATGTAGGAAAGAATAACTTCGTATTTCCTGAGCTGTATGGGAGTTGGTATGAGCAATGCGCTTCTAATATGATGACTTCTATTAACTCTATGAAACTAAAGACTAAAGATGGAGTAGGATTAAAAAAACATCTGAAGTCTAAGAAGTTGGGAAATATAAAAGTATTTACCAAACATATTAAGCAAGTAGAGAAGGAGTTCTGGGAGACTTATCATGTTCATCATGAGTGGAAGGAGAAATGGATGTCAGATTACTACAAGAAAGGATATATAGAAATACTCACAGGATTCAGATGTGGAGGAGTAATAACTAAGAACCAATTATTAAATTACTCTAATCAAGGAGTAGCTTTCCATTGTTTGTTGTGGAGTATTATACAAATGAACAAATGGCTGAAGAAACACAAAATGAAGAGTAAAATTATTGGTCAAATACACGATGACATGGTGATGGACATTGACAAGAAGGAGCAGGATGATGTACTGAGTAAAGCAAAAGAAATAATGTGTGTAGATATTAAGAAAGCATGGAAGTGGATTATTACGCCCTTAGAAGTTGAGGGGGAATTTTCTGACAAGAATTGGTTTGAAAAGAAGGGGGTAAAGATATGAAATGTATAGACAAGGTTGGAAATAAGTTGTGGGTAGATAGTGGCAAGGTGTTTTTGAAATTAGTAAATAAAAAAACCAGAAATATAGGACAAGCCTTTGAAGAGGGTGGATATGTGTTTTTTAATAAAGTCTCCAAAGACATATATAGAAATCTACAGGCATTTGGTTTTTGTGAAATAGCAATACGAGAAATACAACCAGACTATATAACTGTCAAATGGATTGGGGATAAGCGTGAACTTAAAAGAGGTCTTTATAAAATAGATAAAAAGAAATTTGAAGAAGTGAAAATATATCAATACTTCAAGAAAGAGGGTTTTGAATTACAATGTTTTGTTAGAATAAAAGATTTTGAATATATAAAGGAGGTGATAAAATGAATGATACTGGGAAAATGATATGGAAGATAGATTCAATTATTTCATATGTAGTTGAAAGAGAAATGGAAGGACAGATAGATAAAGAGGACTCATGGTATCCATTAATAGAACTTCTTGAGGACTTAAACGAGAAGATTAAAGACGAGGAAAGGTTTGTGGAGAAAACTTCAAAGAGAATTTTAGACTCAATAAAACAGGAGGGCAAGTTATGAATGATATAGAGAGAATTATAAAGGAAGTAAGAGAGGATAGGGATATCTGGAAAAGTATAGCACGACAACTTTCACTAGAACCTAAGTTTGAAGTATGGGATGCTGATGATATGGTTGCTGATGATTTAGAATCTTTACTGGCAGTAATTGAAGGACACGGGTATATAGTTAAGAAAGGGGGATGCTGATGAATAACAAATTATTTAATATGCTAATGAGAATGAGAAAACCTGCGGGGGAAAAGAAACTCTATGTACAAATACGCCACTTTAGTTATAAAGGAGGAGGCAATGTCATTTCACACTCAGTATAGACCAAAAGATTTTGATGAAGTAATAGGGAATAAGCAGACTATTAGAAGTTTAAAGTCTCTATTTGAAAAGGGTAAACTAGCTACTCATGTATTTTTATTTCACGGAGCGAGTGGATGTGGCAAAACTACCTTTGCTAGAATCATAGCTAATAAACTAGACTGCTCTCCAACAGACTTTATAGAAGTTAATGCTGGGAATAATAGAGGAATAGACACTGCCAGAGAAATACTAAAAACTATTCACTATATGCCTACTCAGGGAAACTGCAAAGTAATTCTATTTGATGAGGTTCATCAGACTACTAGGGATTTCCAGAATGCCTTATTAAAAGTATTAGAGGATACCCCAGAGCACGCATACTTTATCCTTTGTACTACTGAGCCGCAGAAGTTACTAACTACTATAAGAAATCGGTGCACTACCTATGAGGTCGAGTCTCTGAGTGATAAGAAGATGATGAGGCTGTTGGAGGAGACTTGTGTAAAGCAATTTGATGATTCTGTCAACATAGATGAGAAAGCTCGAAAGATAATCACTGAGAAAGCAGACGGGTGTCCAAGATTAGCATTAATATTGTTGGAGCAGATAATTCATCTTCCTCCTAAAGAACAAGCGAAAGCTATCAAGGTATTCAAGACTCAGGAACAAAAGGTTATAGAACTATGTAGAGCTATTCTTAATAAAGAAAAGTGGGAGAAAATAAGTAAGATACTAAAAGGGATAGAGGAAGAGCCTGAGCAAGCGAGAAGAGCTGTGTTGGGATATATGAGTACCGTCATGCTTAGAGAGAAGAATCCTCATTGCATGTTAGTCTACTTAGCTTTCAAAGATAACTTTTATGATACAGGAAAGGCTGGGTTGACTTTTGCAACTTTTAGAGCAGTTGATTATTAAAAAAAATATTTTATTTTATACTTTATTTTTATTATTCATTAATATATAATACCGAGGAGATAGAGATGAATATAAAAACTTTAAAAGATGAAATCAAAGTAAACGAGAATGACCTTCAAGGAGAATGGGCTAAGCAGGCTACCTTATTTCTAAAGTACTCATTGAAGATGTCTAAGTTAATACATGAAAGAGATAATAGGAGAAGGGAGTTGGCCAACTCATTATTGAATGGCGTAGAGAATTTCAGACTTAAAGGAGAGAAGTTAAGTGAGGCGGCATTAAAAAGGATGTTGGATAGTGATGAGGATATAATAGAAATGCAATACCAGATTGATACTCATAAGAACGCTGTTCAGGCTTTTGAGCATAAGAAGAAAGCTTTAGAATATGAAACTCAATTACTAATTGGGGGGTTCTTTGCTGAGCCTAAAGAGAAAAAACCAATCAAAAGGAAAGGAGGATATAAGTAGGTAGTAATTTTATTTTATAACTTTCACTAAGGAAGGAGAGTCTAACCATGGCTGTAAAAACAAAGAAGAGTAAGAAAGCAGAAAAAAGCAAATCTACTAAGAAGTTGAGTAAGAAATATGATGATGATGACGAGAGAGATTTAGAAGAGCGTCTGAAGGCTCAGGCAAAGGAGGGGGATAAAAGAAACACTAAAAAAATCCCTTTGGACTTATCCAAGTTTAATGGAGAAATAAATTTCTACAAAATGAAATCAGGTAAAGACATTAACAAACTTGATATCATTCCGTTCAGAGTATCAGAGAAATACTACCAGAACTTATTGCAGCATTCTAACATCCCTACTGATAGGAAGATTGGTAAGTTAGAACCTTCTTTAATTATCCCAGTACATAGGGGAGTAGGATTAGGGAATAAGTCAGTTCTCTGTAAGCAATCAGCATTCCAGAAACCATGCTTCATATGTGAACAAGCTCTTGAACTAATCAAAGATGGTTATGAAAAGAATGAAGAACAGATTAGAAGGCTCAGACCATCGTGGAGAGGTTTTTATAATGTAATAGATAGAACGAGTAAGAAGAAGGATATTCTATTATTAGAAGCTAGTTTCTATAACTTTGAGAAGAACCTTAGAGAAGAGATAGAAACAAGTGACGAAGGAAACGTAGCATATGCAAGTTTGAAGAATGGAAAGACCTTGAAATTCAAAGGTAAGGAAAAGAAACTAGGGAAGATAATTTTTATAGATGTTCCTACTTTTGACTTTATAGACAGGGAAGCTCTTGACCCTGCTCTGATTAGCAAGGCGATAAGCCTGGACAGTTCTTTAATAATCCCAGAGTATGAGGAAGTAAAGTCTTTGTATTTAGAAGATGTTAAAGATGAAGATGAAGATGAAGACGTTAAAGATGATGATGATGATGATGATGATGATGATGATGAGGAAGATGATGAGGAAGATGAAGATGATGAGGAAGATGAGGAAGATGAGGAAGATGAGGAAGATGAGGAAGATGAGGAAGATGAAGATGAAGATGAAGATGATGAGGAAGATGAAGATGAAGATGAAGATGATGAGGAAGATGATGATGATGAGGAAGATGATGATGATGATGATGATGAAGATTAATTAATGGGGAGGTAAACATTATGAAGGGACAATAGAATGGGTAAAACAATTAAAACATGGCTAACTCTAAATGAAGGAATATTAGTATTAAAGAAAAATAAAATTAAAACTAATAGAGTTACCTTCTTATCATGGGTTAAGGAGTATGACTTAGGTCATAAAGTAGGTGGGAGATGGGTTATATTTCCTGAGAGAATAAAAAAGTTTATGAAGGATAACTTTCACATAGGGAAAATCTATGCAAAGAAAAAATAAGGTTGAGAAGAAGAGGGATAAAAAGAGAGTAGAATTCCTAGACACTGGCTCTACTTTACTCAACCTAGCAGCAAGTGGGGAAGGAAAAAAGGGAGGCTGGGCGCGTGGAAGGATTATTAATTTAGTTGGAGATGGCAGTAGTGGCAAAACTCTCCTTGCCCTTGAGGCTTGTGCCCAATC